ACTTCTAAAGGCAGTTGGAACATCTCGTCCTGATCTAATAGTAACCACGGTGCCAGAGGTATAAGCTTTAATGGTACAAACCAAAGTCTCTGTGCCGATAGTCAATACAATGGTATTGCCAACATCACCTGACACGAAGGTTGAAGCAACACTCGCAGTTAGGGTCAAATCTTCAGTATGTTTCCAAGTGGTACCACCTGATAATGTCATTGAGGTTGAACCGGTATGAGTGCCATCGTATGACAGACCACTATCAACAAAGAAGGCATCCTTCACATCAGTAAATACTCTTGAACCGAGTCTTTCAATGTATCTCTTGGTTGTGCCGTTGATGGTTCTTTTGACCACGAAATAGGTTGCATCTTCCTTACCTTCTGCTACCGAACAAACTGATTCAAAGGTACCGTCTGTGTCATGTCTTGACCAACCCCAAACCTCATGCTCTCTCATATAGGTGAGTGCTGCCACAGAACCGTCATCAAGTACCGCCCACACAATAGAGTGAGGTGCTTGAGAATAGGCCCACTCAACAATCTGCTTACCAGCAAATAGATGATTTGATAGTACAGTCAAGTCGTTACCGGTATAGGTATCTGATTCAAGAGCATAGGCTAGGTCTCGAATGATTGAACCTTTAGACTGCACATATAAGATGGTATTACCAATCACCAGTGGTGGAACGTCTGAAGCACCACGATAACCTTGTGGCTTAAGCGCAATCGATGAAGGTGTCACTACCCTACCGTCATTCGCTACCATCAACCACTCACCACCTGAAGTGAGTACGACCAAATCTGACAATGGAATCAAGTGCCTGACCTCGTTTACTTGTGAAGAGGCAATCGTAAAGGTGACCGCGTCATCATCTCTTAACGGTTCAGAAACATTAAAGTTATGATAGTTTCCAGTTTGACTCATGAACACCTTTTGAGGTTCGTCATTCGTCTGAGCAAAGGTTAATCTTTGTTGGTAATAAGTAACCGTGGCTGGGTAAGCATTGGTGGTATTAAATATCGTTTTATTAGTTGCTGGAGTGTCGGAAGAATCTGCCTCAAGATTATCATCTTTAAAAGTTGTAGAGGTTGCTCGACCAACAAAGCCAAACACACCACCCTTCTTTTTATAAACGTTATACGAGCTCGCCCCAGAGACCGTAGACCAAGTAACCGTATTGGTAATCGTCGAGGAAAGGTTGTTGTTGGTTACCGAACCAGAAGAAGAAGCAATTGATTCAGCACCGGTTGAGGTATCGACCGAAGTCACCACATATTCATACGATGTGCCTGGGTTGGATGAATCATAGTTTTGTCTAGAAACACTCACACCCGTTGGTGCAGTCATGCTGGTGCCAAAAGTAATGGTTGAGATAGTCCAAGCGGTATGTGAGCTTCTTGATAGCTCTCTTGGTGCATGAGATGGGTGACAGATTGTCATCACATCAGCACTCTGAGTAAATTGTAAGGTAGCTAAATCGGTATGAGCATAAGGGGTAGTGATCTCTACCGGTGAACCACTCGATTCTACCTGGCCACCATCCTTGATCACACGCATTGTTAAATGGCCAAACTCTAGAACATAGGTCTGCTCTGTGTTAAATTCAAAAGGAATTAAACGTGTTGTCTTGGTTGAGTCTTTCGTCTCACACACAAACTTAGTACCCGATCGATTAGAGACACCACCGTGAGCAAGAACCATGAAATTACGACAGGTTTTAAGACCGACCGCATACTTGGCTAAATCTACCCTAGCATGTAGCGATGGTGCTAATTCTCCACCAGAGAATGAAGGTTGTATCGTATAGACTGGCATTAAGCCCTACCGGTAATCCAAGAAGCTTCACGATTTATATCGTCGTGCGACTCGTTAACATTGAAGGTCTGAGCTTCACTAATTGCACCTTGATACATCTGGTAGGCTGCCTTGAGTCTTTCTTGATCTCGAGTCAAGGGCATGGCAACGTCTGAGGCAATTTTCCAAGCTAAGGCGTTAACAAACAATGGATCGAACACCAAGGTGTTGGTTACCTTGTAGGTATAAACCAGAACTGCATCTTCTTGATCAGTGAGAATAACACGAGCGTTAAAGGCATCGGCTAAACCAACCTCGAATTTAATCGGGTCTCCGGCTGTATTTGTTTGTAAGATTTCCCGTGCGTATATCGCATCATTGGGATATGAATAACGGTAGGACCAATTACCTGGTGGGGTACCTACATCTGAGAGCGCTAAGTGACGCTTCGCAAAGCCCCAAGGATGGGCACGAAGTACAGAGTCACGAGCATCTGCATATAATAAGTTGCAATGGAAAGCTTCTTCCGATTGCTCAGTTAGAGAGGAAATGGTTGCACTGGCACCGATGTGCGAGAGCGCTAGATTACAAATGTCTACTTCACTAGCCATATATACTCCATAAATAATAAGGACCAAGAGGCCTAAACCCCTTGGAAATTTGCCTAATACTTAGCTTTTTTAACCTTTTTCTTTTTAGGTTTAGCTTTAGTCTTGGCATGTTGCACGGCTTCCATCCAACTACCCATGTGAGTTTCATCTTCGATGTCAAAGACTTCACCCTCGTGGCGTAGTGTTGAATAGTAACCCTGACTTGTCGCTCTAACTTCCATTAGCTCGCGTCAGGATAAGACTGCCATGCTTGTGCATCCATAACAATAGAAGCTGTTACAGAGACAGTCGGTGATGTGCCACCCATGTCGTAGTTCAAACGCACGTAACGCTCATTAGTATCAGGCAAGCCGATAATAAGTGAATCACCTGCCGAACCAGCAGCTACAGTACGCGAAGTCAATACCGTAGTTGCCGATGAGAAGGCTGCGTTGTCATCTGTCTGTACTTGAACTGCCATCGTAGGTGATGTGCCACCCATGTCGGTGTCTAAAGTCACAGCGATCTTCATGTCTGTGCCAGGACCGATGTCACGATCTGAACCCAGATCAATGACGTTTGTTGATGCAGCGTCCACCGTTAAGGCTTGTGCATCTGAGAATTGTAGGTTGTAATCAATAATCATTTTATTTTCTCCTTTAAAAGTCCGATTTAACTAACTGTTGCTTCGGTGTTTAAAATCGCATCATTACGTCTGAACGGGATACCGTCGAACGTCATAACTTTCTTACCGGCAACTTCATCCATCGCAATTCTCACATTGTTTGAGTTTGTGATTTGACGACGAAGGATTGACGATACCGTACGATTACCGTAGAACGTCGCACGACCTAAACCAAGGTTTGGAACCTTCTCAATTGCTTGAACCATTAAGTCGACTAAGTCAGCCGAAGAACCAGAGCCATCTTTCGTAAGATTAGACACGTCAATGTTCGGGATACGAACAACATAGCGCCAGTCTCTTAAACTAAGACCGATGTCCCACTTGTAGTGAGTGCGGTAGCCTTGATACTTGCCAGATGAAGCGTCTTCTAAAGTCACTTCGCCTAGGTCTTGATGTTTCAAACCTGCTTGAGAGCCTTTTGGATAGATGCCGTGACAGGTATTAGGACCCCATACCACTAACCAGATTGATGTGTTATCAGAACCCGAACCACCACCGACGATGATGTTGTCACCAGACTCAGCAGTTGTTGATGAGAAGCGTGGTGCTAGTCCCATGAACTTTTCTGGGTCAGTACCAGTATCACCGTAGAACAATGTTGTAGCCATTGTCTGGTTCATTGATTCTAAGAAAGCACGATCTTCAGACATTCTAAATGAAGCTGTGTTGCCGTTGAGGTCAGCTAATGCCTTATCCACTTCAGCGTAAGCTTCAAGCATACCAGCCGTATCAGTCACCTGAACAGTCGTACTCTTGCTTGGTTGAACACCATAGTTCAGTTTACGCCACGTACTACCTGGTAAGCCTGAACGGATTGTTGTACGATGGCCCGTTTGAAGGTTACCCTCCATAAACGTCATATCGCTTAAGCATTCGTTTGTTTCTGTTAGTAATTCGACAATAGTGTCGATCTTACCGTCAGGGTCTTGACGTTTAGCTACATCAGCTAACGTTGGATTGTTGGTTGATAATGTTGCCATTATTTACTCCTATTATTATTATTTCATTGATGGGTATAGAACACTTTCTTGAGAACGCTGTCCAGCATTAGCACCGCTAACGATAACTTTGTCCTCACTGATTGCCCTTCCTACCCTATTTAAAAACCGAATCATTTCAGGGTGGTTGCCCAAACCCGATGTATCCAGCATCTCACTAAACTCAGAGTTACCGAACGAGTCACGAGCCTTAACTGCTGTTGAGATATTCTCATCGAACTTCTCTCCACCAATCTCAGTATCGCTCTTCGCTTGATCTACCCAAGCCTTTTGCTGCTCAACCCATTGAGATACCTGTTGCTCTTGCATCTTGGTAACCATATTCACACCCGCCTGGGCCTGATCTTGGGTTAGGTTGTTTTCCTTAGCCCATGACTGATAGTCAGTCAAGGTCTCATTGTTTATCCCGTATTCCTCTGGAACTTCAAACTCTGAATACTCTTCAGGGGCACCCGCCTCCTGGGTCTCTTCATTTGATTCTTCGGTATCTTCGGTTGCAGCGTCACTCTTCTGTTCATCAGGTGGTGCTTGTGTCTGCACCTCCTCACTCGTAGTAGAGCTATCTGCCTGCTGTACATTACCATCCTCTTCGGTGTTGGCTGTAAGCAAAGTGTCTGTATCTTCAGGCATTTTGTTCTCCTTGGTTATTTTCTTTAATCATCGACAAATACTGGTTTGTATCTGCCAATAACACTTCATCTACTAGCCACAGCCCTATGTTTCTTTGACCTTCATTAAAGAAGGTGGTGCTGTTGCCAGTAAAACTCGTACGATGCTGTCCGGTCTTTTCTAAAATCCTCCAGATCAGTCTACGACCCCACTTACTATTTAGTAGTTGTCGTAGGTCACCTAGCTCAGTTTCGCGCTTATTTTTGTCATTCGCTTTTGCACGTTGAACTTCTTGCTCATTAGATGCGTTGAAATCTTTTTTCATGGATAACAATATCTCATAAAAAGTGCAACTTATTCGACGCTACCTAGCCGTATAGAATTTGAGCCTTTTGATCTGGCGCTTCACTCGGGGCTGTGGCCTTTTTAACCGGCTCATAAGTAAAGCATTTACAGCTCCCATCTTCTGCATAATCAAGATTGATCGTCTTGGCCATACACACCTCTTTCTCGTTGAACTTACAATCAATACATTTACACTTGTTATTCGTTGCCATATTATTTTCCTATTGCATTCCGCCAAGTATATTACTCAGCACGTTATTACCCTCTGTATCTGCCTCTGATAAGACTTTAGCAGCCTGAGCTCCGGTATTAGCCACATCAGCACCAGCCTGAGCTTGTTGCATCTGCATGTGCTGTTGCTCCATTTCTGCTCTTTGAGCTCGAATCTCAGCTACCTGATCATCACTCACCACAATCTTCGGTGGTACGCCCAACATTTCTGCGTACTCATCAATGGACTGATCCATGTCTAATTTATCAAGTACGTCTGGTTTCGCAGCAGCCAAGTTACCGACGAAGCCAGCTAGTCTTTCAATGGCTCCGGTACCGATTGCTCTTTGCGCTTGTGCCATGACTGAAATGTATTCAACTTTCAAGTCAACACCGTTTAACTCTTCGGGTGCTTCTGGCATCAGATTGTTACGAATCATGATATTAAAGGTTCGATCAATCAACGGATCGAGTAGCTCTGAATGTAGGCGCTCTAATACTGGTCCCAACATCAACAGCTTCTCTTCGTGTCTTTCGTCAATCTCTCTTGCGGTGATCTGCCGACGAGTTGACATGGTTAACATCTGGAATAGATCAGAGTAGAAGCCTTGTTGGATTCTGCCCTGGGTCTCAGCGATGTCTTGTTGAAGTTCTGCTAGTCTTGGGTTGACCTCATAGGTAGGTCTGAATCCGCCCTGCGTCCCCTGCACCGTGTCGACATAGGTAACTCCGCCAGGGAGCACTGTGGCTGTTTGACCTCTCAATGACGAAGGTGCCTGCATCGGAGGGTTGACCATCTTGTCGATACCCTGAGCTTTACGTTTCTGCTCAATCTGTAATGCTTTCACATCACCAAGCACATCCATCGCAGGTGAACGTCCGTAAATATCTACACCGGTGACATGCCATCTTGGTGCCATCACTGGGAACTCTTCATAACCTGAATCGCCTAAGAATTTATCTTCCCTTCCGCCCTTCTCAAAATAGACAGAACGGTAAGGCATGTTCTGGTTATCTTTCTGCGACATATCACGAGCATGGTTAGGCTCGATCGCATGGAGGATGGTTACCCATTTATCCAGTTGACCTTGCTTATGCATGCCGTTAACTTCCTCTGAACAGTTCTCTTTGCCGAACTTCTCAACTGTCTGTGCTACCGTTAACTGAAACTCTCGATAGAAGGTATCAACGTTCAAACGATCAGAGTTGGCTAGGCCATACTCACCCGCAGTGAATGGATAGCAACGGATCACGTCTTCATGGTCTTCTTGTAGGAGCATTGCACCGGTACCGAACACACCCATCTCTTCATAAACCGTCTGTAAACAGTTATACAAGTTTGAGCGAGAGAAGATTTCAGCCATACGCTTTTCAGTCTGGAATAGCCACTGCTTAACCTCAGCTACTTCCATCAGGCTTGGGTCAGGTGTTGCTAGTCTAAACCAAGGTCGAGCCGGTGAAGTGATACCACTCATCATGCCCGCAGACAAAGTCCTGATCGCCATAGTAGCGGTCGAGTCAATTATCTTGCCGTTCTTCTTCGAGCCATCGTTTCGTTTTGAAACTAGGAACCTTCCACGTCTTGGTAAGATATATTCACTTAGCTCTTGCCAGTGTCCGAAGTAGGTTGAGCGTTCATCTTTGATGTCTCCCCATCGTCGGACGAAGCGACTACGATCTGATTCTTTCATATTATGCCCCTAATAGAGTTTTTCTTTTAATGTTAGCTGGCGCTTCTGTTCCACGACTGCTGGTCAATATTGTTGAACGCTTATTCACAGCACCTTTTGTCGCAGTAGTTGGAGTCTTACGAGTAACCGTGGTGGATTTTTTAGCTGCCTTTTGTGTCGAACCACCACTAAGACCTTTAACAAATGCATCATTGACCCAAGTGCTATCCGAACGCTTACGATTGTCCTGGGCTACCTTATCTAACATGCCAGTTGGTACGCCATCAGCAAGCATCTTGTTTCGGATGTCTGAGCCTGTCTTCCACAAGCCCATTTGAGAGCCAGTATCAACCATTCTACTAACTAAACACATTCGTTAACTACCTAGTAATGTTTTTTGCTTTGTATCAGCCGTACTCAAATCACCACGAGGGCCAGTTAAGATTGTTGACTTTCTACCCTGTTGTGTTGCTAACTTCTTCTTCTCTTGAACTCTTGCTGCCTTTGTTGCTGGGTCAGCCGGACGAGGTGCCTGCTTTGGTGGGGTTGGAACTGCTGGTGGTGGAGGTGGTGCTGCCATAGCTGGTTTTGAAAAAATACACATAAGTTTGCTCCTTGATATTAGTTGAAAGGGTCGTATTCGGATTCCACTGACTCTACAGCGAGCCCATGATGTCCTAGCTTCTTAGGTGCCACAGGGAAGCTGAACGTTAAAGCCAGTGCATCTCCTAAGTCTGGTGATCGGCCACCGCGCTTCTTGATCTCATCTTTAGATTCAAGTTGCAGTCGGTTGCTCGCATCGAATTTGTAAGTGGGTACACAAAGGTCTGTCTTCAGGTCTGTGTTCTTGGGAAGTGAACCTCCATCATCTAACCATATACGAACGGAGTCCCACATCTCACTGCGTTTGTTGTTGTATCTCGGGTTGGTAGGACGGCCTCCGAAATTGACTTCATTCACAAAGAAGCCTAATTGTCTTAGTCTGTCGATCACGCCCTCGCCTCGGCCTGCATCGATGAAGACTGCGTCGGGTTTCCATTCATTGATCGTCTGACCCACCATTCCAGCTAAGGTCATGTTATCAATGTCGTTGAAAATAATCGGCTCATACGCTGCCAGTCCCTGTCTTTTCTGAATCACTGATCTATCAGCACCAAAACGAGCAACGTCCACACCCAGGACTCTTGGGCTACCTGCAACATCACTTTCCTTTCTCTTGATTGCAGCAGAATCAGTTACTTTATCGATAGTTATCAAGGCGTTATCAATACTGGCTGAGAAGTCACAGAGGAACTCTTGACGGTACTGGTTCTCTGTCATGGTCTCTTTAGCCAGGGCAACCTCATCTTTATCGAGCACGTCTGTCTCATCGACGCGGAACATGCCGGCATACCAGGTGTCGTTTGTTAGTGCGTGTTGGTACAAGTCATGGAATTGATTGAGTCCTTTCGGTGTACCGATGAATAAACACCAACCCTTTCTGTCGGCTAACGCTGGACGGATGATCTCGGGCCAGGTCTCTATTCGCATATCAGCGACCTCATCCATGACCACCCCATCAAAGTAAAGTCCACGCATGGCTTCACCATTGTCTGAGCCATAGAGTCTTACTCGTGCTTTGTTCGGGAAATCAATCGATAGGTCTGACTCGTTAGCTCTGGTACCAGGTATCTGCAACGCGAAACGTTTAAGATAATCCCAGCTCACTTGCTTGGCTTGCTTTAAGAATGGAGCCACATAACCGTAACGACCATTATCTTTCGGTGATCTTAACGCAGCATCGATCAAAGCATTAATCGCCAAAAAAGTCTTACCGAAACGTCTATGACAAACTAAGACACTGAAACGCTTAAGGTTAGCATGAATCTCAAACTGATATTTGTGAGGCACATAGCCTGTATCAACTTGAGTTGCAACCATTAGTCTTCGTCCCCAGGTGCTCGAGAGATACCAGTCACTACATTGAGATTTAAGTCACCGGTATTGTGAACATCTTTCTTATCTGCCCAGTCGAATCGGTTCTTCATATTCATGTACCAACCGGTGTAACTAAACGATCCATTCTCAAGGTTGATACGGCCTTTACGCTCCCACCAGGCTGCTGATTTCTGCTGTCCCTTTTTTACGGCCTTCGCAAAATCTTCATGTTTCTTGATGTAATTGTAGAAAGCTTCTTCCCAAATACCGAGTTCAGCCATCACTTCAATATGCGATGCGCCTTCCGACATAAGCTCTACAACTTTGTCGCACATCTCCGGTCTATATTTTGTTGGTCTACCTAGTTTTGCCATAATGACAATATACCTCCCAGTATGCAAGTTATTCGACGGTGCTGTTATAGATGCTGCTATAGATTGTTATAGATAATAGAAAATACCGCAACTTATAAGACATTTTTAGATGCCTTGTTTATTGTTGTAGTAGTGGGTATAGATGATTCCGTGTGTCAATACCGCTGTGTCAATACCGCTTTAGCTATTCAAAGACGTTATTCCTTCCCATGTTCACCGTGATTCTTTGTTTGTAATTCGCTATATCACTGATCGTTGATCGTGAGCATTCAAACTTGGTAGCTATCTCAGTGCAGCTCATTCCATCCTCATGCAGCAACCTAATCAACTCAACATCATGATCGGTTAACTTAGCGCGATGATGTGTCTCACCCACCCTGTAACCGTTCCCTCTTTTTGTTCTTCCGGTGGTCATAACCTGCTGCCACTTTCTTAACAAAATCTGTTTAGCCATCCGACCAGGACAGCAATACCAATTTGGTACATTCATATTAATTTCCATCACTTCATCCCCGCAGCTTTGTGAGAAAACCATGCAATTCTTCCACACCCTCCACACTCCCAAAAATATTTTTGTTTGATGCATGACCCACCACAATCACAAATCAAAACTTCACCCCCATAGCGTGCCAGTAGAGGTCGTCTGGGTGAGGTAATATAATTGACATCAGCGACATCTCCATATCAATGCGCTCAAGGTAAGCTGCAAAATCTTTGACTTTAAGTTTCTTGGTGCTGGGTATCTTCATCGAACCGTCAGCATAAAATTCTTTATCTATAAAATCGCACTTGAATCTAGTGTGGATGCCCTTGTACCATTTATCATCTTCTAGGTAATCAAGTTTAGGCATACCCGTCTCGTCTTCTATTACTTTGAGCCACATCCAGTAAAGCCTATTTTGGGACAATGATCTGCTGGTGGTTTTAGGTTCTTTGCATTTTGCACACAGGTACTCTTCACTCATTCTCTTCACAACACTCCCTGCAAACACAATCTATTTCCATCAGTGGATTACACACTTCAAACTCACTACCCAGATAGGCAACGTCTTCAAAATCTACTTCTTTGTTGCATTTATCACACAGGTACTTTTCACTCATTCTCTTCTTCAGTTGTTTGCTCATCTACTAAGTAAGTTACATCTACTACAACATCACAGTCAGTAGAGTTAATGTTCCCATGCTCATCAACAACCTTCAATATATCCCAATCAACAGGCTCATCACCTACCATGTTGTCTACTAATTCTAAAAGACTATAGACCTTACGCTCTGTCCTATCTACTAATTTCATTGATACTAAAAAATTTTTCATATTAACTCCTTGTTTTTTAAATACTTATTCATTATTTCTAGATGGTAATCTTGTTCACCGTAAGCGCTTTCCCAGGTCCTTTGTCCTATCTGGTGAATGCCTTGTGACCCTCTATGATGTTCAACACACAGCGGTATGGTTATTTCGTCCTGAGCCTTCTGAGCCATGCCACTATATTTCAATCCAACCAAGTGGTGAATCTCTGCCGGTCTCCGACAAACGCAGCAACCATATTGTGACAGTGCGTTAAATCTCGCTTTACGCGCTGCCTTAGTTATCATGTTCAAAGGCCAGCTCCGCTATCGCTTCATTAATTTCATCCAGAATGGAATCGTGGTGCTTGGTGTTGATCAAAGCCACAACGTTCAGCCACTTTTGCTGCGATTCTTTGTTGTCATTCAGATTTGTCGCATCCAGAAATCCCTCATAGTCACAGGTAAATGTCACCTTTCTCATCTTATTCATATCAACCCTCTAGCCATAGAAAAAGTAAGAACCCTAACCAGAGTATTCCCAGCCCTAATAGCACCTCAAACATCATCACCCTCGTTGACATAACGTGCCACGTTTATCGGCTCGTCGAATGTATTCTTGACCACCTCGCGCTTCGTGAGAATATTGAGCTTGGTGATCTTCTTGAGTTCAAATATTCTTGCTGACAAACGATAGATGCCCAGATTTGACCAGGCCTCAATCGGTCCTATGTTGCCGTGGTCTTTCAAATAATCTTCCAGTCTTTGAACTTGTGTTACGTTTCTAGTCATGTTCTCTCTCCAGTTGTGATAAAAGTTGTCTTACTTGGTTCAGGCAATAACGACAGTCTTGCCTATCCTCACTCTTGATCGCATAAAGGGCATATTCACACCACTTCTTCATCGCAATAGCGGCCTTCTCGCAATCTTTTTTGCTATGCCTTACCATTTTCTTTCTTGTCTTAATACTCGATTAACATTCATTTTTTTTGAAAGTTCTTTAATGATTTTTTTGATCTCTTTTTTGATCTGTTCTTGCTCTGACATGCTTCTTCCTCCTTACTGATAATTCAACAATCCAATCACACTTAACATCTAGATTTGTCGTTAAGCTCCACTCCATCATGTTGAGTAAATGCTTATTCCTTTTCTTGTCATTCCTTAATAAATCAGTTACTTCAAAACGCCCATGCCTATCTGCCAGCGCTACAATTTCTTTATAAATTTCTTTAGTGAGGTTCAAGTTAAAATCATTCGCCACCACGCCACTTTTTAGCGCTTGTAAGATCGAGTTATTCATACACATCTGACCAATAACATCAAATTCATTGGCAATAATTTCCTCACTAATATTTCTCTTCATACGCTGCAATCCAACCATTCCATAGGCGCAGAACGATATTCTTCTAGCCACTGCTGTGAACTCTCGTGCCACCAGAAAGTGAACATCCCTTCCCATTCACCATTACGCTGTTTGTTACAAAAGATAAAACCATCGGCATCTGTTTCGTTGAAAGGGTCGCCACTTTGAATAGCATCCTTCTTCTCAGAATTGCGATGTACGATCAGGACGTTATCAGCTAGATCAGTAATCTCTCCGGCACCCTTGATGGAGAATTTATCCGGCACGAAATCTTTAGCCATACCGCTTGGCTTTCGCATGTGGTTGACCAGGTGGATGTGAACGTTGTAATGTTTAGCTGCCCAACAAAGTGCATCGACAAAGTTCTTCTGAGCCTCATTTGATTCTTGGTTAATGCCACACTTGACGATTGAATCGATCATGATGTGCTTGATGCCTTTTTCCTGAGCTGCCCAGTGAATCATGCCGATTATCTTTTCAGGTTTGACCGAACCCGTTTGATCATAAATCCAGAGGTTCAAGTCGGTGATGTCTTTAAAATCTTCAGCAAAATCAGTAGTTGGAACTCCCATGCCTGAACCCTGTCTAAGCATTCTCGCAACGGTTTGACGAGGTGACATCTCCATCGAAGCAATCAACACTGGTGTATGTCTCATCAGCCACAAAGCTGTTTGACCCATGACCAAGGACTTACCATTGCCATTAACACCAGCCCAGATCGTTAACTCACCTTCTCTAAATCTAAACAGGTCGTGCGTCTTAGGCCACGGTAACTTATCACCAACAGAATTAACACCATTGACCAAAATTTCCATAGCTTCATCAACAAAGTCAGAAGCAGGTCTAATGCTTTGTCGTTGAGACTGAGCCATGTAATCTCTGAAGTCTTCATCCTTGATGATATTCATATTGCGTTCTTCCAAAATTTACCGGTAGAACTTTGTTTGATTTCAATAAAGCCTTGACGGACATAGTTTTGAAAACCTGCATTGAAGTCTCTAAATGGTGTTTCTCGATTAGCAGCTTGTAAGCGAAAATCAATAACTAATTCATCAATTTGTGCAGTAGTGGATTTAGGGTATTTTTTTTGAACAGCCTGAATGCAAGTTTCACTAGGCTTCCAACTTTCTAAAGTAATCTTAGTTTTTTTAGATTTTTTGCTCTCTTTAGTAGTAGTATTTAAAGTAGAAGTATAAGTAGGGTCGTTAAGTGTTCGTGACGAAGTTCGTACGAAGTCTTCAACACCATATAATTCCTCATCTGAAAGAATGGACTTACAATCAATGATGATTTTCTTGTTTTTAGTGTTAATTTCAGTGATTAAAGACAGGTATTGTTTCTCAGTAATTTCAATTGAATGACTGATTGAATTTCTGCTGGAGCTATAACCAAAAAACATAGTCAACTTGTAAGTTAATTTAGTGTTTTTGTGAGTTAATAATGATTGCAAACTTGCGCCTGAGTATTCATCAACAGAATAATCAGTGTGTTTCAAAATAATATTATTGATCACTTAACCTCACTGATAGAAAAGTTGATGTAACCATCGCCCTTCTTAACGACATTCTTAAGAACGGTCCATTTGACAATTCGGCTATCGTTGAAGCTGTATTTCGTTTGAAGCACATCTTGAAAGGCTTTAATACAATTGTCACCGTCTGAATTTTTAGATATTCCAAATTCATAGATGGCCTCTAAGTCTCCCTCTGCTGGGACTTTATAGTCATTAGGCAGCATCAGCATTAATGCCTGCTCAAAAGCTTTGTAAGCCGGAGTTTTGAACTTTCTACCGCAGTACGCTCGGTTAACTGATAGTGGCTTAATGAATAGTTGAATCATCATCTAACAGCTCATCCAGTAAATTTATGTAACCACAGCAGTCCTGACCAAGCTCTGGCTCGAAGAATTGCGTGTTTAAATTGCTTGCTTGCGCTGATGGCGCGTGCTGTATGTGCCTCAAACAATGGCCTGATAGCGGGCATTTTGATGAACAATGCTGGGTCATTTATCCTCCTCATTTAGATATAGTTTGTATGCAAAGTTAATTTGTGATACAATTCGCGACAGAATGATAGCTACTCATACAAATCCGGCCTTAGGTCAAATAGTGAAAAAGCTCCACGGGATATTGCAACTATTTGCTTGGCTCTATTCACCGGAATACGCTTATGCATCCAGTAATAAACATGTGCTGTTTTTAAGTTCAAATCGAACTGTTCATTTATTGCGTTGATGAGATTTGTTTGGGAGCCAAAATGACTAACCACTTCATTTAATTTGTTCATGGACAAAAGTATAAAGCATATTTAATTTGCAAAGTATGTAAATACAATTTAAGTACGAAATAAATTATGACCACAGTAAAGACAGATAAAACAACAGACAATGTCGCCATCGCGATGATAGGGAGGCGTGTTAAAGAACTACGCACTGCAATGGATATAACCCAAGGTGAACTTGGTGATTTGATAGGTGGCATCCCACATCAGAGCATCCAGAACGTAGAGTCAGGCAAAGTCACAAGACCTAGGTATCTTGAAAAGATGGCTCAGGTACTGGGTACTACAGTGTCTTACCTTATAGGTGGAGCCCAACCTGGGGCTGAAATAAATAAAGTCATCTTTAAACAATGTATAGAGGTTGTTCAGAAAGTAGGGAGTGATCTAACACCCGATCAACAGATTAACCTCGTTGTATATCTATATGATGAGTGCATCAAAACCCATGCTGAAGCCACGCCAGAGAAGGTTCGTGGTTTGATTTCCATATTCACTTAAATTGGTATTTATACCAATTCTTTTATCTTAAAGTTTTTACACTATAAAGATACAGATTAAATTTGTATTAGTCTATAATAATACTCTTCAGCTTATTGAGGACGGGTTGTTTTTTTTAACTAAACACCTAGGAGAACATCCAAAAATGACTGACTCATCGCTTGAATCTAAAGCAATCAATATACTTAATGGCGGCTATATGCCAACCGACAACAAAAACCTAATCACATTTACGGCAATAACCTCTTTGTTTGTCGTATCAACCGCAGCTGCTTTTGTCCTGGGTTATAAGCTATCAACAGAAGCAACGAAAAATAACCTAGTTACTGTGCAAGAATATCGTCACCTTGAAGCTGAGATCATTAATGCGTATGAAGAAGAGCATGGTCTCGTATCGAACGTACATTCGAGTGATATATTCACTCCATATAGTTATATAAACAAAAATGGATTACAGACACCAATACACATAACCCCCCCCCGCCCCCTCTAGTTTAAAAATAAGCTTACTGTAATGGTTTTTTTTGGTTCCTCTTTGCAAACTAAACTTGCATTAAGCAGATTAATGTGGCATACTGTAAGTGAGAGATGGATAAATAAACGAGGAAATATGAAACTAACATACAGAACAATTAGAGGAAATATCAAAACAGTAGACGTTGAAGAGCGCACTAGAAAGTACCGCAACGGAGGTGTTTACTATAAAGATATTAATAATGATTCTATCTACACATTAGGTAGAGGCTCTATCAGAGTTCAGGGTGTGTTCGCTAGGGACTCACGAGATGCAGGAGACTTTGTTAGTTTAACCAAGGAGGAAAAATGAGACTATTAACGAAAGTAATTGAAAGGAAACTTTTAGCTAACCATGAGAAAGTGGTTGCGTCTGGTGGCGAGGCATCGTTAAAGCCAGTGGTTAAATATTTTAGCCCAGTTGGTGGAGCTACCTGGTTGATCACCGACGTTGATGACGATGGTATCTTATTTGGTTTAGCTGATCTTGGGCTTGGCTCTCCAGAGTTAGGTTATGTTTCACTTAAGGAACTTGAAGAGGTTCAATTAGGTTTTGGCCTTGGTATTGAAAGGGACCTTAATTTTGAAGCTAACAAGACTGTTGGTGAATATGCAGCCGAAGCTCGTGAGCTTGGTTACATTAAAGCTTAAGGTTTTTTTGCTCCCTTATTCAAATTAAATACGAATAATGCAGAATAAGGTGGTAAAATACAATTAAGAAACGAAAAAGAGGAGAAATAAAATGGTAACTTTTGAAAAAACAAACGACATTGATTTTAAAACACATTATCAAGTGTTCATTGATGGCGAGTATGTAGATTACATAGGTGTCGCTTATGACCAAGAATACTGGGGTACAGACTGGGTAAATGGCTCAAGTGAGATATACGATGTTATCGGTGAACGCTATGGCTTTAAGGATATGAAACAAGCCTACATTGATAATGAAGCACGAATCAAGAAGGTAGTTTAAACAAAAAGAATAGCCCACTTAATGGGCTGGGTGGTTGATCTATATTGTGCACCCGGGGTTTTCCCAAAGCACTTAAAAAGGAGGAAATGCACATGCATGGACTAAGACAAATAAGAGCGCTGAATGATTTAGCGACAGT